TGATTGATCCTTGGAACGAGCTCGAGCGCGCCAAGGCGAAAGACGAGAACCTCACGGATTACATCGGCCGTTGTCTGATGCGGGTGAAGATGTTCGCTCGCGAGACAGGCTGCACGATGTTCATGGTTGCGCATCCGACCAAGGCATCAGTCGGCCGCGAAGTCGGTTTGGCCGACATCGAGGGATCGATGCACTGGTTCAACAAGTGCGACAACGGCCTGATCGTCAAGCACGAGCATGGCTCCAAGGATACCACCGTGATCAGCGCCAAGGTGCGCGAGCAGCCTTATGCCGGCCGGATCGGCCACTGCATTTTTCTCGTCGACCAGGATACCGGAATTTTCCGAGAGCAGCCCGGAGGAGGGCAAGCGCTATGAGCAATCGTGCGGCTGAGTACCGACAGTTGATTGAGGACGTGATCGAAGAAAACGCGGCGTTGAAGGCCAAATTTGGCTTCGATCTCGTCGAGAAGGACGAATGGCAGCAGCTCGGCGGCCTCGTTTCGAATGTGCTGAAAAACATCAAGCCGAAAGCAGCCAAGTGACCGCGCAATCGCTGAAATTCCGCATGGAGCGCGGCGACAAGATGCTCACGCTGTTCGACCAGGGCGTGAGTTATCTGGCGCTGTCGCAGCGCTTCAACATCAGCCTCAAGGTCGTGGCCGACTATCTGCGCGAGGCCCGCTCGCGCCGCGACAAGGCGAAGGAGAAGTTCGAATGAATACCCTGCTGAGGATCAGTCTGATCGGCGCCATGATCGTGGTCGGGCTGTGGCTCGCGCCGTTTGTGCTCTGGTACTGCACATACCTCATGGAGGCGTTGCCGTGAAGTTTGGTCTTGAGCCGATCGCGAACGTGGCGCCGTACAAGCGCATCAGCATCAATGATCCGGTGCCAGCCGATACGAACGTGCGGCCGCCCACCACCGCGGAGATTTGCGAGAACCTGATGAAGCAGCACGAGGCCAACCGCGTGTGGGCTTTGGTCAAGGGCGCTGCCGAGGGGACGAATATCACCGCGCGCGAATACGAGGCGCCGGCCGAGGACATGGCATGACATGCGCCCGTGCCAGTGTCTCAGATGCAGATTTAACAGGCTGGAGGAACTACTGATGCCGTTGGAATTGAAGGGGCTGAAAACGAACATCTCTCGGCTCAAGGGCACGATCGACGACCTGAATACCGCTGTGACCAAGGCCAACGCAAAAGGCGAGGTGCTCAAGGAGTATCTCGGCGACATCGTCAAGCAGGTCGGTGAGCATGTGGACGATATCGAGTTCGCGGCGAGCATGTTGGGAAACTCATCAGGAGACTCAGAAAAGCTCGCTGAGGCGCCCAAGGAGCCGTCGGCTATCCAACAGCCTGATCCGCCGAAACCGAATGGGGCGCCTCCGCTGGGCCAGGAGATCGTGGGCGACCAGCGACATTTCGATCGTATCGGGGGGTGATCATGACCCGCGACGCCCTGATTTTCACAGTCGGCGGCCTGGTCGGCGGATCGTTTGGGTTCTGCATGGCCATGGCCTTTGTGATGGTGGTGGGTTGATCCAGCTCTCACCATCGATTCCGCTCGATACGCCGAAAGGGCCGGCAATGGCGCATTTCCTCATCGACTACGGCGAGGAGCACCATTTGTGCTGGGTGGTATTTCTCGACGCGACCGGCGAGCGCTGGACATTCTCCAATCCGCAAATCCGATTGCAGGGCAATCAGACCATGAGGCCGAAATGAACGCGCAGACGCCTTACGAGCTCTATCGCGTCATTACGGACTACGAGGCTCTGCAGGATGGGTTCTGGGACCGCATAGACGAGCTCGAGACTACGCTATTGGCCATCGATCAGGTTGGGGGCATGGCTGAGGGCAACGCCCAGAAGCTCCTGAGCAAGAACCCTGGCAAGCGCGTCCAGAAGGCAAGAAACCATCGATTTGCAGATGCGCAGCGTAAATTCGGCTGGGAGAGCTTGGGCAAAATGCTGAAGGCAACAGGGCTGGCGTTGGTGCTTGTGGTCGATGATGAGCGATTTGCGCCGGTCAGAGATCAGCTTGCGAAGCGCAAAAAGCCTCTCGTGCGTAGCATCGTACGCACACGGGCGCCGAAGTGGCTTTTGACACCCGAAAAGGCCCGTAAAATAAGCACAAATCGATGGCAGAACGTTCCCCCGGAAATGCGCAAAAAGATGATGCGAAGGATGGCAAAAGCAGCATGGATAAAGCGCCGACGCGAAGCACGATTGGCGCTGCAGTTGCAGGCTAATCAGCCTATTGATCAGTCGATAAACAACGCCGCCAGCACGTCCGGTGCGTTGATCAAATCCAATTCTTCAGGCATCGCGTGAGGGCCAACAACAACCTCGCGCGCACTCTCCAACAACAAGCACTCTCCCTGATGTTGCCATTCAACTTCAACACAAAGCTCGCAGCCCGCTTCGCTCGCCTCCACAAACTCAAGCGCCTCGGCATCACACCAGCCACCGACAAGGCCTCCCTCCGGCAAGCCGCTTCACAAGCCAGCCAAGCACACCAGCCTACGATCATCCACACAGGCAAGCGCACACGCTCCGAACCCAAGCTGGATTGATCTGCACGATGAATTGCAGGCAATGAATTGCAGATGATCTCCTCATCGCGCAATGAGATGTAACGACTATATTCCTATCCAGCCACTCAGCGGTGTTGGCCCATGACCGCCATGTTCCTAAGCAGGGGAAATACATGCGTGTGATATCAATGGCTTAGAACATAGCTGTGTCAGCTACGTGCCAATGTGCTCAACTGAATGCCTGGCGCAACGGAAGCGCTGCGATATCGATGTCCTGAATTATCAAGGACTTAGCTGAAAAGACCGGGGTGGGGTGGCCCGTACCCCCGAAAGCTGACGCTCTCGCGATTTTCGATATCACCTCTCCCTCACGCGCTTTCTCCATAGATTGCAAGCACTTCCGGAATTTTGGCGGCGGATTTTTGGAAACTTTGGCGGTGCGTTGCTTGGCCGGCCTGATCCGTAATTTGTTACGGTTATGGTTAGACAGCCCAAGGGAACGTCACAGATACCGGATTTGGACGAGGAGAGCCTCGGTCCGGCGATGCGAGCGCTTAATCCTGCCCAGCGAAGATTTGCATTGGCGGCGGTTCATTTCCCGCTGGCGAAGGATTGGCAGATCGCGAAGGCGGCCGGCTATTCGGATTTCAGCCATGGCGCATTGCGGGTGAACGCGCACCGGCTTTTCCACAACGACAAAGTGCTGGCGGCCATCAATGAGCTGGCAATCAAGGAAATCCGGTCTTCGGCGTTGCTGGGGATTGCGACGATCAAGAAGATTGCGCGGCGTGATGGCGACAAGGACCAGTTGAAGGCCGCGGTGCATCTGGTTGGGCTGGCCGGACATACGGTCGAGCAGAAGATCAGCGTGCAGCAGACGGTGACCGACACCACCGACAAGGGGATCGAGGACCGGATCAGGCGCGCCGCGGAGAAGCTCGTCAAGCTCGGGCATGATCCGGCGAAGCTTCTGGGACTGCCGGCGCCGATTGAAGGTGAGTTTTCGGTGATCGATGGGGACTGAGGACCGCGAAGCCAAGCTTGCGATTGCCGAAGCGCTGGAGGCAGCGGCGCATAAGCTGACCTATCAGGGCCGGCTTCTGACTTTCGCGCCCTATGACAAGCAGAAGGTGCATCTAGCGTTCGGCCGGACCAAGCGCGAGCGGCTGCTCATGGCCGGCAACCGGCTTGGGAAATCGGAAACGGGGGCCTTCGAGGCTGCCTGCCATCTTACGGGAAGATATCCGGATTGGTGGACGGGGCGCCGGTTTGAGCATGCGACCAAGGGCTGGATAGCCGGCGTTACATCGCTGGATACGAGGAACGTTTGCCAGACCAAGCTTTGCGGCCAGTACGGCGTGCAGGTCGAATTCGGCACTGGCATGATCCCGAAAGAGGATTTCGTCGACGTCTCGCTGGCCCGCGGCGTGACGGATGCCTACGACACGATCCAGGTCAAGCACGTTTCCGGGGGCATCTCGACCGCGCAATTCAAGTCGTATGAGCAGGGCCGGCAGAAGTTCCAGGGCGAGGGCCTGGACTGGATATGGTTCGACGAAGAACCACCCGTGCCGATCTACAGCGAGGGCCTGACCCGTATCGGCGAACGCGACGGTATTGCGTGGCTGACCTTCACGCCGCTGGAAGGCCGTTCCGACGTCGTGATCCGCTTCCTTGACGAGCCGTCTCCTGATCGCGTTGTCACGACCATCACCATTGACGAGGCCCCGCATATCACGCCGGAAGCCAAAAGGCGCATGCTGGATGGCTACCTCGACCATGAACGAGAAGCGCGCGCCAAGGGCGTGCCGATGCTCGGGTCCGGCCGTATCTTCAAGACGGCAGAGAGCTCGATCATTGAGCCCACGATCGAGCATGTTCCGCCGTTTTGGCGCAAGGTATGGGGTATCGACTTTGGCATCGGACACCCGTTCGCAGCGGTCCTTTTGCTGTGGGAAGAACCGGACGGTGCCGACATCATCCACGTTCACCACTGTGTCAGGATGCCCGACGCGCTGCCGATTGTGCATGCCGCGGCAATGAAGCTGGTTGGGGCCGAAGTCCCTGTTGCCTATCCGAAGGACGGCGACGACCGCGAAAAGGGGTCAGGTGACCCGCTATCGGATCTCTACCGCAAGCATGGCCTCAAGATGCTTCATGAGTTCGCGCAGTGGGAAAGCGGAGGCATATCGACCGACGCAGGTATCGAGGAATGGGATGAACGCGAGAAAACCGGCCGGCTGAAGGTTGCGGCCCATCTTGCCGACTGGCTCGAGGAACGACGGTTTTACCACCGCAAGGAAGGCAAGATCGTCAAGATCAAGGACGACTTGATGTCCGCGACTCGCGTCGGACTGATGGGCAAGCGGTTTGCCCGCAATGTGCCGCTTGGTGCCGGATCGGCTGGCAAGAGCGACCCACACAACCGGTTCGCCCGCGGAACCTCAAATCATCCCGATGGCGGCTTCGATCCCTTCACGGGTTCCTAGCGGTGCGTTGCTGGGTCTGCCTTTAGCGCCGACTTTCCGCCTCGTTCCCTCCCGGGACGCTTCGACACGGAAACTTGGCGCGCGGCAGTTCGCCGGACAAGCCTCTGCCCGCCGCCCTTTCGGAGATGATCATGGACGCCCACGAACTTCTACGTGCCTTCGAAGACGCTCATCTCGGCAAGGATGCCCCTAGGCCGGATGGCGGGATCGAGCGTGGCTATGGCTCGCGGTTCGCGAAGATGGAGCCAGCGAAGAAATCCGAGCATGCCGCACTGGAGCGCCTGGTCAAGGCCGAGCAGGGCATGACCGAAGCAAAGGCGGCGATGGCCAAGGCTCACCTGGAGCATGCCGCAGCATCGGCCCATGTCGCCCACTTCAATCCCGAATTGGCGGCTGCTGAATCCGAGGATGTCGCGGATGCCGTCGGCGACGAATAGCGCGCTCTCGGCCGCCTCCGGCGATCTCGGCTTCGGTTCGACGCTGAGCCAGCAGGTCCAGGACGAGACTGAGGAAGAGAAGCGGAAGAAGCGCCTCGGCCTGTCCGCCATGCAGTCAAGCGCGGCGCAGATGCTGCTTGGCAGCGGATCTGGATCGGGCGGTGTCTGAAAAATCCGAGAGCATCAATTACCGGATGACCGGCGAGGAACTCCGCCAGAGCTGGCAGGGTCGGGCTCTGGTGCTGACCGAGCGGGCCTCGCCGAAGCTATGCCGCGCGCTGATGAGCGTGCTCGCCGACAACTACGACCAGACCATGCCGTTCCTGCTGCATGCCGTGTTCGGCTCGGCATCCATCACCACGCCATTCCTGTGCACCTCGCCGAAGATCAACAAGGCTGGCCGCGTGGTCGCCGATCTCATCACCAAGTACGGCACCAAGCAGAAGAATTACGTGATCTTCGATGATGAGAAGCAGATGGAAGGCGTCTTCCGGAAGCTGGCCGACCGGCTGAAGCTGTCCGATGCCGAGCGGATCGATCTGTTTCTCGCCGTGCGGTTCTGGGTCAAGGCCGATCAGAGACTTGATCCGGCGTTCGACCGCCGCGATCCAGATGCCAAGCGGCTGGTGCTGCACTGATGACTACGAGCGCGACCATCCTGAAATTCCGGCAGGTCTCATCGGTTGAGGAGTCGGTCGTCGGCGAGATCATGGCCGACTTTGCCGAGCGTCAGATCTGGCGCAACGTGCATGCCGGCCAGTGGGAGGAATCGGCGCAGCTCATCTGGCCCGAGCATCGCAACACGTTCTTCTATGGCTCATGGAACTGG